CCTGTTGCGATGTCTATAAGTATTCTATCCATTGTTCGTAGTTTTTAATCCTAATCCATAATCTGCTAAAGTTGGATGCACCCATTGAAAGTCTATCATATCAGGCGCAAGTGGTGTGTTATCAATCAACAATGCTTTTTCTTTCTTGACTTTAAGTTTCGCACCGAATCCTGACTTTACCTTGATGCCACGATATGCAATGTAATGCCTTATTTGATGTTCGGTTATGTTGTAATAATCAGCCCATTCGATTGCGGTTTTTTCCATTGCGTGTTCCATTATGTATTCCAATACTATGGGCGATGTTCGATACCCTGAATCTTTCCCCTTCAATCCATTTCGGTAAAAGAACTGGTGCATTGTGCGATACGTTACGTTCGCAAGTTTCGCCCACTCTTTGTAGGTGTACTTGGTTGGTGTTGCTTTGATTTGTTCAACTATTTCTATGTTCATTTTGTTTTGTTTTATTTGTGATGTAATTTTCTATTATCTCTTTGCCGTATGCCATAAAGTAAAATTTGTCATCTTCCCTTATTGCCCACAATGTTTCCAAGATGATGCCGATTTCGTCTATTGATGTTTCTTCCATAATTCTTTTAATAATTTGTCATAGTGATAACTTGCGCTACAAAGCAATGAGGCAATGCTTGTAGCTGACAGTTACCAGCAATGCCAGACGACACTCCGTCAGAACATTCGCAGTTGACTATTCCAGTCATTAAAACGCTTTTCTTGTTTCTCATAATATTCAGGGTCTATTTCAAACCCAATAAATTGTTTACCCGCCTTTGCTGCAGCTATCCGTGAGCTTCCACTTCCAACGTGAGTATCTAAAATCAAATTTGCATCCGCACAATAGTTTAAAATAATCCAGTCGTAAAGTTGTATTGGCTTTTGAGTTGGGTGTATTCTATCAAATGTTTCGCTTCGTTTGGTGTATTGCTTTAGCACTTTATCAAATGAAGTCCAAGCCAATTCACCATCAGCAAAATCGCCACCCATATTCTTTTGCCAATACAACCAGCATCTTGAAGCAGGTAATAAATCAGCAAAGTAATTGCCACCCCAAATAATTTGATTTTTAGATACTCTCATCAGTTCGGCAAAGTATTCTGCGTTTGGTCTTTCGTTATCCCATCCTTTCTTTTCTCCGTTGGTTCTTTTACTTCCTCTCGTTCTTGCTTTGCCTCCATCTTCACCAATCCCATAAGGCGGGTCAACAATAGCTAAATCAAAATGGTTATCGTTAAAGCGTTTTAATGCCTTTACACAATCTTCCAAATAAACCTCCGATGAAGGCACTGCTGGTAACACGTGCTTTGCAAAAGCGGGGGTTTCCGTTTTCAAAGGAACATTCTCGTTAAATATATCATTCATCTTTCTAATTAAATTTAGTGGTTAAATGCCCCGCCTTCGCAAAGCACCATACGTTAGTGGTTATGCACCTTGCATTTTTTACACTTACGCCTCATATCATTATCATCATTCGGTTTTACCCAAATCCATTCGTGATTGCACGAACCACTAACACTAAATAAACGCAATAGCTCACTTAGTGCTTGTTGAACAGGCATAGTGCCTTCATCAACTTTTATCAATATATTTTCAATTTGTTTTTCCATATCGCTACTGCGTTTATTATTTTACGTTATCACTCCAAATATATCACCAACTTATCTTCATTGCTTTCTTCCTCATCAATCTCAAAGACTCCAAGAGGTACATTCTGCGATATGGCAATATGGAATAACCGATGGTCACGAGATGACTTTGGAACGCATACTCTATACGTCTTGCCTTGATAGTCAATCGTTGGTCTTGTAATGGTCAGCACACCATTACGATACGTTGTAAGCACCTCAGTTGTATGCTCAAAGAACGGATGTTGGCAAGATACACGATAGCTATGCTGATTAGTGCTATACACTATCTTGATGCAGTTAGGAGGTGTCATAGTGATTCTATTTGTTGTTTAACTTCTTGATAAAATTCAATAATTTCTTTATGAAGAATGTATGGTTTAATATTATCTATATTCAATATCTCATCAACTGTTATCAATGCGCATTGCTTGGCGTTTTGTATTTGAGTATCAATTTGATATCCTCCTCGACTATAATTAAAATCAGTATGCGAGTATTCGCAGAACTTATCAACTAACTCTTTTGCCCTTTCTTTTGGTGTCATAGTGTGAGTGTATTATAATATTCTCTCGCCTTGATTATCTTGCCTTGTAACTTCTCCATCAAGATAGCATCATAGTCAAAGTTAAATACCTTTATACGCTTCTCAATAGGTAACTCAAGTATGATGTCATTATTACGTTGGATCTGCTGACATTGTGCAATGTAATCTTCGTTTTCATAGTTTCGTCCAAACTTCCACGCAAGACGTTCGCACTCGGCTATAACCATCTCCTTCGTGTTAGGCACAAGCGCATAAATCAACCGATAATTATGCACCCCAGTTAACTTCATATAGCATTGCGCTTGGACTTCATACATCGTAGTCGGCTCGGCTTCAAAGAACGTGCGTAATGACCACGAAGTTTTTATGTCTTCAACTGCATCCGTTAGTATAATGTCAGGAGTACCAATGATGAACTCATCTTGTAACTTCTCACGATTCTTTGTCCTAAACGCACCGCCAAGCACATCTTGTACCAACTGCATAGAATCTTGTTCCATCGCCAAGCCTTTGTCCATATACTCGTTGTTCACAAATTCACGATATCCATATTCACCTTGTAACCACATTGCTTCGACTAATGTCTTAGCGGTTGCTGACAAGTTTCCTGCGTCTTTATCTGCTTTTAGTTTCGGTTCAGTTAGTAATGCACCCACACCACTACATCTGAATAGTAATTGCTTATCCATTGAGTAACGCCTCCTTCGTGTAGTATTGGGATGTTAAACCAAGTGTTTGAGCCACATCACGAACAGATGACAAGTCGCTAAGATTCAAGCATTGTTCAATGAACTTTGATACTCGTTCTTTCTCTTTGGCATCGTTAATCTTGTCATACGATAGCAACTCGCTATCACCTGTAAATGCTATCACATCTTTGCGGTTAAGGTTAGCACCAAACAAGTCACCAAAGTGGTCACAAGCGTCCTTGATAGCAATTGTCTTAGCTATTGGTAGTGCCATCATTACCGCACCTTTACCCACGTTTGACATATCCATCTGAAGTGAACCGCTACCTGCTTTTGTTTGTAGTTCTTGCGCACCAACTCCATCGTGGAACTCCATTGTGTTGGTAGCAGGATTCAAATAATGTACCCTAACTGTCACCTCAACCGCATTCATAAGCATCCCAGTTTTCAGCACCTCAATCGAATACTTTTTAAAGCATCTACGAAGCAAGTATTCAACCTTATCAATCGGCAGGTAATTATACCCCTTGATGAATGGATGTTGTTTAACCCAAGCACTAGGTGGCGGTGTAGCAAGTACCACGTTGAGTTGTTCAAGTGGTATTGCTACGTCTAATTGTTTGAATAGCGAAGTTATAGTCGGCTTAGTTGCCTTGACTAAGTTGGTGTTATTAGTCATTGTTACCTCCTTCTCTTTCGCCTACGAAGTCACTACTTTCGTGAACATCATCTTCACGTTCACGTTGACGTTCAATTTCGGTCATTGATGATAATGTTTGGTAAGCCATTGACTTCGCTTTTGCGATTTCTTGTTCAGCAATAATAAGCGAATCTTGAAATTTGTCTTGTGTTGATGGAATGTAGCCTTGTTCAAGATGCCAATCTAATCCAAGATTACTTACTTGAATGTCTCGCAAACAAGCTATATCAATAGATTCTTTTTCGTTTAGCCATAGTTGTTGGATTATACCGCTTGGCGATTGTAAGAACATTGGGAATTTGTGTTGTGTTTTCATTGTGTATATAATTTTTGTAAAAGTAATTAATTTTTTAATACGAAATCATCGTTAACTAAATATTAGCATACATCAGTCGGTTGAGGTTCGTGATATTCCAAGTCACCCTTAACTCCTTGCTCGTGATCCAATCGCACCCAGTCTTCAGATAGTGCTACCTTTGATGCTGTCCATTGGCGATGTCCGTTTTTTAACCTCCAATAAGCTACCAAGTCATCGTGTGTTTTCTCATCGGTAATGAGGCGGTTGATGATGAAGTCAATAACGCTGTCCATTTGTTCAGTTGTGATGCAGGAATCTATCCACGCAGATACGATGTTGTAATGTGTTGATGGTATCATTTGTTTAATGGTTTAAAGGTGTAAATTAATGCTCTTGAAATGCTATCTGTGTATGTCATACTATCCGCCATATTCTTGTGAAATTCCTCAAGGTACATTTGCATCTCGTGAGGTTGCACTCCGTTATCCTCTGCGGTTAGTTCGGCAATAGCTTCGATTCGTGATATGTCTTTGTTCTTAGCCATATCAATAACAAGTGGATGGTTGATGTGTAGATTAGTCATTCTTGATTAGATGTTTAGTTAATAATTCTTTTTCGGTCTTACGGATAACTTTCTTATCCTTTTCATTTGCCACTCTGACGAATACGCCCATTAGTGGTGTCTTGTACTTCGGCTTTGCGCCTGTTTTTTTTGCCATTGTCTTATGTGTTAAAGGTTATTGTGCGTGATGGATGCGACCCCCTTTGTGATGTTATTTATATTAATTTAGTTAAAAAATCTCTTCTTTTTTTTAATTCATTTACCCAAATTAAATAATCAGCATCAGTAATATTATTCATTTTTATTACTTTATCAATTTGTGTAATTTTTAAATTTAAAGCTCTCCACTCTTCTCTTAATTTATAATTTGTATTCATTGTGTTTGTTTTATAAAGCAAATATAATATTATATTCTCCATACTACCAAATATATTTTTCAAATTTCGCTGAAACCCAATGATACCAACGGAAGAAATTTTTTAAGAATGTATAGATAATCTGAAATTATTGGATTATATGTCGCAAATATCTCACAAATTTGCGACAAGATACACCCCAAAAGCAAGTCACCTCGTAGATACGAGGTGGCTCTTAAAATACACATGAAAACAATCTTACTACCTACTCAATAACTCACGCATCAACTTGCGTAATCGTTCGGCTTCGGCTTCTATCTCAATTAGTTTTTTCATTATTACTTCCCTTAGTTCGTCATTATTCATATAGTTTCCAGTATAGATATTTATTACCAACCCAAGCAAACTGAGGAGAGTATAAGAGAAATCCGTTTTTTATTAAATTATTTGAAGATGCAATATTATCTATTGTAGTATACGTTATTACATTGACACACTTTTGTTTTTTAGCAGATTCAATGCGCTTTTTTATCATTAATGATTGTATGCCCTTACCCCTATGATAAATTGATACCCACATCCTGACAAATATACATACACCTTCTGATAAAGCACTTCCACAATAAGCTATAATTTCACCTTTTGAAACTATAACAAACCATTCACGATTGTCCTTAAATTCATCATAACAATTTGAAAATACTTTTGCGTCAAGTTCAACTAACTTGTTGTAAAGTTCTGATTCGTGTTTTACTCTTTGTATTCGCATCTTACAATACTTTGCCATAGTTAAAATAAGTGGTTTATTCGTGCGACTTGTCCGTGTTGTTTGTGATGCAAAAATCCTTCAACTGCTTTGATACTCAAGTACCCATTACGATGATGCCAACTATCCGTGCCACTTGGCGAACGTAATGATTCAACAGTTACTCCTGCATAATCTTTGGATGACTTATGATGGATATGATGCGTATAGATGTATCTATGTTTCGTTTCTGCCCATTCTTTGCTATACTCAAGTGCCATAAGCAATGGAAGGTCTTGTTGTTTAGCACCATCTCCGTGCGTTGTACCTATCAGGTTATTATGGTATTGATAAGCCTTGCGATGTGCTATCGAACAATCAAAAGTTATGTTAGAACAATTCTTGAAGTAAGTCTCAATAATCTGCGCTAAGAAGAACCCATTTGTATAATCGTGGTTCGATGGATTAAACGTGAAGTGAACATCGGCAACCGACAACAATAACTCCAAGACATCGGTGTACAACTTCTTGGCTATCATAAAATTATCGTACCACATCCCATCGGTATCTTGTTGCGTAAGTGATGTAGTCGAAGATTTGGCATTATCAACGTGCAATATATCGTTACCACCAATGAAAAGTATCTTGTCAATGTTATACGCAGACACCTTACTTAAGATGCCGTTAACCCCCTCTAAAACTCGTTTAACCGCTATCTGAGAGTTATAATCTTCACCTGTTTCAAACGCTGAACATAATTTACCGATATGAATGTCAGCAGGGTCAATAACTAACAAGTGACCATCCTTGCAAATCTCACGTTTTATCTTTGTGAATGTTGGTCGGTAGGCTTGTAAATCGGCAATCAATTCAGAACGAAGTGTCTCAACTCGTTGCACTTCTTGTGGAACATAGTTTGGATTCTTAACTTGTATTGATGCGCCTTCATCCTTTAGCCACATTGTCTTGGCATCCATTATTGATACACCAAGTCTGTTCGCAGCCTCGTAGATTCCTTCTTGAATATCGGCAATGCGTCTTCCGTGTCTTGAAATATATCTACCTAACTCTTTAACATCATTGTTCTCTTTACTATTGGCTTTAACATTCAAGATGGTTTGTGCTATCTCTACTCCTGTTTTCTCCTCTGAATATATCTGCTTAATAACGTCATTGTACTTAATCCACTTCGATGTCATTTGTGTATTTTAAAGTGAAAAGGGTGACGAATATACGCCACCCTTATAAGTCATTACTACTTGTTGCCGTAAGCCTTGTATGCTGGGTTTATCCAATTAATCAACACAGGCAAGTTTGCCACTATTCCTGCCGTCAATAACTTTTTAACCATAACCATATCAAAGCTGAATAAATCGTGACCATTGCTTAACTCAACAAGCCACAAAGATAGGATAATTGTTGCGAAACCTTTTACGAATGTTCCAAACGGAGTTGTTAATGCTTTTTTCATTTTTTTGTTATTTTAATAAATGGCAATATTACCAAAAGTCCTTTTACAATACCTCTCCAAAGTTTACCTCCGAAGGTTCTTGATGGTGTTGATGCAAGTTGGTTAGCGACTATCGAAGCCTCATTGACTATGATGTCTTTACCTTCTTGCGAAATGTTTACTTTAATGTCTGACATATCTTTAGATGTTTGATGATGTTGTTGTGAAATACAAATCTGCTTCTGCCTTGCGCCTACGAGTTAACCCTTTCTCAAATGATGAACCCTTATTAACCCACTTCATAAATTCCGTACGGATCGTGGCATCTGATGGATTCGCATTTACTTTCTTGAGTAGCGTTGACTTATCAAGATTGCCTAACCCAAGATTATAACTAAACGATACCAACGCATCGAACATACCTTGAGTTAGAACACTTCGTACTCGCTTATTCACTCCATACTCAAAGCTAAGTAATATCGTAGCGAATAACTCATCAGCACGTTGCTGAGTAAGTACATCACCTTTCTTTACTCGGATGCCGTTCTCATATTGCGTATTGCCCCAACCGATTGTCCAAATAGCCTTACTATCTTGATACGCTTGTAGACGGCAAGATTCAAAGGTTTGGATTAGTTTAATACCGACTTGTGATACTTTCATTTACGGATTGTTTTAATCTTTCTACCTAAATGTTCTTGATACAAATCACCTTCCTTGAAGTCTTTGATTTGCTCAATAATACACTCCATCACTTTAGCCGACCTATCCATCATAAAAGATTGTCTATCAATGCTACGAGTATTTGTCTCAATGATGCTATACATCTTCACTCTATCTTCTTCCATAATACGCTTCACTTCAGCACGAAGTGCATCAAGTTCGTTCATCGTTCGTTCGGTGAACTTATCGTATCTTTTCCATAGTATGTAACCACAAAATGCCAACACACCTACAAGTGCGCTTTGCTTTAACATCTCTTCTATCAGTTTTGTTTCCATTGCTTTATATCAACTTTAGCTTTTATATTATTATTCAAGGTTAGGTGTTGCATCAATCCAAAGACCATCTCCGCTTTACTTTCCACATCATCTCCAAGTATGGCATCGGTTTCGATATGAGCAATGTATAACTGCTTCAAATCTTCGTATGTGCCAGTCCAAGTGAGAGTGATTAGGTTCATTTGTTATTGTCCGCTTTGTTGAATTTTGTTATACTCCTCAACATATATATTCTTAACTTCAGTCGGTGTCAAAGGTCTATTGTAAAGTTCAACAAATTTCATGTAACTATTTCCTAAAAAAGATGCCACCCCTCTTCCTACGGCAAAGGTTGAGTTTTGTGGGTTTTGTAATGACGATGGTATAGTTCCAGTCATCGTACCCCCTATGTCAACTCCGTTAACGTATAGCGTAATCCTATTTATTGCCGTTGCCTGTGTGCCATCATATACTGCTACAAAATGTCTCCAAACTCCTGCACTTGCGTAAGCTGCTGTTGGAGAAACTTTACCTGTAAAAATATTTGGTGGTGATATAACCACCATTTGAAACCCACCTCCTGCTGTATTTTGAACATTCCAAATACCAAGATTTATTGATACGTCATAAGTTCCAATAAAACAAGGTGATGTAGTTGTATTCCTCTTACCCCAAAATGATATGGTAAGCATATTGGTAAGCGACTTTACCGCTAATTGATTACTTGCCGTATATGCCGATGAAGTGCCATTACAATATGCTGACGCATTGACAATATACGGATTCCCTTGACCTACTAACTTATCTCCACCTTTCATATCAAGTAATACATTACCTGTTTGTTGTGTCATAGGATAATAAGCTACAAGCGAAGAACGATTGAGCATAGATACTCCAAACGAACTCAACACCACCGCTAATAATATTACTGCAAAT